AGAAACATCTAAAGACTATATAAATAATTGTATGGCTGGTAGAGGCTATTCAATAATTAAATAAGGAGAAAAAAATGAGAGGTACAGTAGAATTAGTATCAACAAAAAATAAATATCCAAGTATTAAAATTGATGGTCAATTTTATTCATCTACTTTGGATTTTTCAAATAAACCATTTAAACCAATGCACGACCTTACTCAGTTTCATCAAGGAGATGAAGTTGAATATGATATTGTTCAAAATGGAGATTTTAAAAACATTACTGAGATTAGAAAAGTTGGCGATATGGAAGAGCCTCAATCTAATTATCAGGATTATAGCAGAGAAACCGAAGTTAGAACTGTTTCAAATAATGGTAATGGTAATTATAACTCAGGTCTTAGAGTAGATGCTAGTATGTTTATAACAGGTATTGTAACTAGGAGTATGGGTTCAGGTCAGTTTGGAATATCCGATATTGACCAACTTACTGCTGAAGCTGTCAAAGTACATAAAAAGTATTTTGGTTAAATATAAACGCATATTTCTAAAATATTATGGTCTATCTGAATATGATACGATTATGTGCTGGTATTGTGAGAATAAGGTTGCAGTTGATTTACACCACATTGAGAGTAAGTCAAAGCAACCTAGTCTCAAGAATGAAGTATCAAATCTTATTCCTTTATGCAGAGAGGACCATGCTAACTATAAAATAATATTTAGAGAAAAAGAAAAACTAAAACAAATTGTAATGGAGAAGATGAAACATGGGAAATAAACCTAGAGATTATGAGTCGCAACGAATAACTATGGAAGTAGATAAAGAGTTGCTTAACAAATCAAAAGATAAAGTAGAGAAAGCAGTTGGTATGGGTTCTTTGCCTTATCCAAAAATATTTAACTATATTATGAAGAAATTTATTGGAGAGAAAGATGAATAAATCGTTTTTATGTAATATACATTTTTTAGATGAACAAGAAACTAAAGAATTGTCAAAGCAAAAAAATATTGGTTGGTTATTTGCTGTAAGAGATGAAGATGGAGATTGGGTAGTTCCAAAATTTAATCACCCTTATAATTATTTGCTTCATAATTTGATGGTTGAAATTACTAAATCTAAAAAAGATAAATTTCAAATAAAGCAAAAACACGCAGATTTACTAATGAAAAGGAGTAAATAATGGCATTAAGAGAACATAGCAAAAGAATAACTACTTTGTATCAAGGCTGGTTAGCACCTGTTCTACATAAGTTTGTGAAAACAGCTAGGAACAGCAAAGCTAATTTAAAAATTATTTATCAAGACCAATATATGATAGTTCCTCTAAGTCATTTAGAGAAACCATTTAAACAAACTAGAGTCCCTGATAAATTTATTTCAGGTAAAGTTAATAAACTTTATTATTACAAATGGAGTCCAATAGATACGAACCAGCCAACATTATTAGATGGAGAAAAAAATGCCTCAGATTGAAAGAACAATAAATTATGAAAAAAGAACTTTTAATGTTGAACTACCTAAAGGTTTATGGGACAAAGTTAGAAAAAAACTAACTTATGAAACAGGTCTTAGAGTAACAAACACTCAAATCATAAATCATTTAGTTTTGGGATATTTAAAAACATCTTTACAAGAACTAGAAAAAGGAGAAAAAAATGATTTTTAAATACATAAAAAATTTTTTTACATTTTACCATTTTGCAGAGAGACAATTTATTTCTCAATCTGAGATAAATGTAACACAGGCAAAATATAATGAGGGTTTACAAAAACAGGTAGATTTAAATTCTGATAAAATTCTTGAGTTAAATGATTTACTTATAAAGTTATTAAAAGAAAAGGAGAAAAAAAATGATTGATTTAAAAGTATTTGAAAAGTTTGAAACAGAAAGAAATATGCTACCATTTTCATCAAGCAAAATTAAAACTTGGAAAAATAACCCAGCACAATTTCTTTTGACTTATATTTATGGATATCCAAGAACTACGAACCATGCAATAGAGAGAGGTAATGCTGTTGAATTTGGTTTGGAACATTTATTTACTAAAGATGCTAATGTTCAAGAATGTATAGATAAAGCTAAAACTTATTACAAATCAGCAACAGCTTTGTTAGATGGAGAAGATAAGCAATATGACATGATTGAGCCAATGGTAAGACAATGCTTCAATGTTTTTGTTCAAGATGAATGGTTTATGAGTTTTCAATCATTTCAAGGTCGTATTGATACAAATATATTAGGAGTTCCTTTTTATGGCTTTACGGATTTTGTTTTTGAAGATGATGTTAATAGTATTACTATTGTAGATTTAAAAACAAAACAAAAATTTATGCCAACGCATGACGATATTTTACAAATGGCAATTTATGGCAAAGCTATGAAAGAAAGATTTATGGAAAAAAATATTAAAGTAAAACTTTTGATTTGCACCCCTAAAAGGTGTGAATTTATAGATTATCTTCCTGATGCTAAATATTTAAAAGAAATAGAAATGCAACTTGAAAGCTGTGCTAATTTTTTTGATGCTTGTAATGAAATAGATGACATGAAGAAAATAATTGTTCCAAAAATAGATGATTGGACTTGGAATAACAAAGAACTTTTAGAACAGCGACATGAAATATGGGGAATATAAAACCTACCCATGTTGTTTTTGTGGAAGAAAATACATAAAAGATAATATGATGGATATGGTAAACCAAGTTACCTACAACAAACTAACAAGAGATTTATTCATGGATTATGAAATAGATTGGGATTTTGATAAAGCTTGTATAAAATGTTTTAACTTAAAGATTGGAGAAAAAAATGGCACAAAAAATATGGAAGATGGGAATAAGTCCTGATAATTTTATAGCAGATACAGTAAACCTAACAAATGAAGAATTAGGTTTATATTTTAGATTACTTTGTTATGCTTGGAAGAATGAAGCAACATTACCTAATGATATGGATAGGCTTAAAAGAATTTGTCAAAATGCTGATGAGAAGATGATAAATTATATTTTAGCACAATATTTTAGAACTGATGATAAAGGTTATTATTCAAAAGCTCAGAGAGAAGAATTAGGTTGGGTTCAAGAAAGAACAGAAAAACTTAGAAAAGCATCAAATAAAAGATGGGGTAAAGATAACCAAATGGATAACCAAATGGATAGTAGTCATAGTCATAACCATAAATATAACCATAATGAGAATATATTTCATAATATATGGTCCAAGCTAACTTATAAAACAGGTAATAAACAACAAGCCTTTAAGGTTTTTGATAAACTTAAAGATATACCTGAACCTGATGTTTTGGTAGAAAAATGGGAAAAGTTTTGTAGTTCCCATGATGATAAGAAGTTTATTCAACATTTTAGAACATGGTTAAATAATAAAGGTTGGGAGAACGAGCCGCAAAAATTAGACATTAAAGATGATTTTGGTTTTAAAAAAAGAGACCCATTTATTAATTTATCCTCTTGGCAAAAAGGATTTAGAAGCATAAGTGATACTGACCAAGATATAATAGAAGCATATAGACAAGGAAAAGTATCAAAAGAGGCTATGGATAAAATGAGTATTAGTGTAAAATAATGTTATGCAAAATTATTTATCAACATATAATCATAGTTACATTGATATTTTAAAACCTGAAAATATAAAAAAATTGGAAAAGGCTAAACAAATGATACATATTACTATACCAAAAGATTCAAAATATTATCAACCTCTTTCACAACCTATTATTTCAGATTATCCTTTTGGAAAGAAAAAATAAAATGATAGACGAAGAACTAAAAAAATTATTTATGACTATTCCTGATAGTTATGGAAAGTTTTCAGCTATTATTCAGGTATCAGGATTTGATACAGAGGAACAAGCACATGAATATTTATATCAGTATCACGAGGTCCAAAAAGAAGAAGTATTAAGAGAGGGTATAACAATTCATTAATCTTTGTGAAAAAAAAACAAAAACATTTCACTAAAACTACATAAAAATATGTGGTTTATTGCTAATAATATTCAATTATGAGTATTATTAACAAAAGGAAAATTATGAAATACTTTAAAATTACTGAAGATTTAGACTCAAACTTGCCAAATGTGGTTTTTTTTGATGAAGTTTTAGATGAAGTTGTGCTAGATACTTTTATTGAAAAAGGAACAAAAGGATATATTCTTGATAATGGCAAGATAGGTAAAAACAGATTGCTTACATTTAAGTTCTTTGGAGAGGGTAATGAACACAAATCTGTGAACTTCATTAATTGGAAAACTGTCAATAATTATTGTAAGAAGTTAGCAGATATAAATATTATTAATGGCAAGACCAACTAAGTACAATATAAAAGGCGAAGAAGTCCAAAAGCTATCTAAGTTTGGAATGACAAATGTTGAGATAGCTGACTTCTTTGGCTGTGATGAGAGCCTTATTCGTAAAAGTTATTCCGAATATCTGACAAAAGGGAGAGCAGAGATGAAACTAAGGCTAAGACAGTTACAATGGAAGAGTGCAGAAAAAGGAAATGCAGTTATGCTAATATGGTTGGGTAAACAAATATTAGGTCAATCTGATATTCCTGTAGGAGAAGATAGTCAGCCTTTAGAATGGTCTATTGATTAATGAGAGTATTAGTAGCCTGTGAATATTCAGGTATTGTTAGAGATGCTTTTGCGTCTAAAGGACATGATGCTTGGTCTTGCGATATTATTGAAACAGAAAAAGAGGGAAATCATATCTTAGATAATGTTTTAAATCATCTTGATAAAAGCTGGGATTTAATGATTGCACACCCACCTTGTACTTATTTGTCTAATTGTGGTGTAAGATGGCTTTATAAAAATGGTAAAATAAATGATGAAAGATATAAAAAAGGGTTGGAAGCAAAAGAATTTTTTTTAAAACTTTTAAATTGTAAAATTAATAAAATTTGTGTTGAAAATCCAAAACCAATGAAGATTTTTGATTTACCAAAAAACAGTACATATGTTCAACCTTATGAATTTGGACATAAATTTTCCAAACAAACTTATTTATGGTTAAAAAATTTACCACCCCTTTTTCCTACATCAATACAAAAAGAATATACAAGTTTTTTACCAAGCAACACAGGTGGCAAGAAAAGAGGACAAAAATATCAAATTAAAAAAGTTCCTAAAAATCATAATAAAGAACATTCAAGATTTTGGTCAGGTATTGCAGAAGCTATGGCAGAACAATGGGGATAGATGCCTCTTAGTGAACCACAAAGA